ATTTCGATTTGGTAAATGAAAAGTTTTTATTAGAACTAAGTAAACACCACAAAGACTGGATTAAAATTGTAGGCACTTTTGGAGAAGAATTTTACTCTGAAGATATAGTTCAAGAAATGTATTTAAAGATGGCGGTAATAAATAACGTTGAAAGATTTTATTTAAACGGCAAACTGAATAAGAACTTTGTTTGGACTGTTTTAAGAAACATGACTGTTGATTATAAAAAGAGCAAAACACGGATAACAAAAGTAAGCATAACGGAAGCCTACCAGATAAAAGACGAATACTTGCCTGAAATACTTGAAGCAAAGAAACGATTAGAAATAAAGATAAACCAAGAAGTTAAACAATGGCACTGGTACGATCAACTATTATTTGACCTTTACCGAACTTCAGGTATGAGTACAAGGCAAATAGAAGGCGTAACGGGAATAAGTTTTAAAAGCGTATGGAAAACAATTAAGACTTGCAAAGAACGTTTAAAAGATAATGTAAAAGAAGATTACGAAGATTTAATTAATGAAGATTACGAATTAATAAAATGAAATTAGAAGAAAAAATATTAGATAAAATGTTAGACGTTTCAAAATTTACAACAAGTCAAATAATTGATTTAGGCGTTAAGTTTTGGATTTCAAAAGATTTTACTGAATATCCAAGTAAGCATCATTTTATAGACGTAATTCAATTACAAGTATTAGAAGATGACACAATACTTTTAGGAACTGAAGAACAATTTTTAAAATATAAATTATATTAACATGACAAGAAAAAGACGAACAAAAGCTGAGATTGAAGCAAGTAAATTACCTATGTACAAAGCGGTAATTGATGAAAATGTTTCAGGGGTAGAAAAAATTAGTTTAGGATTAGGAGACACAGTAGAAAAGGTTTTAGAAGCTACTGGAGTATCAAAGGTTGCAAAATGGTTACTTGGTGAAGACTGCGGTTGTGATGAACGCAAAGCAAAGTTAAACCAGTTATTTCCGTACCGTAAACCTGAATGCCTACTAAAAGACGAATACGAATATTTAAAAGAATGGTATTCTGAAACACGTTATTCAATGAAGCCTACCGAACAAAAGGAACTATTAAGAATTTATAATAGAGTATTTAAAGTAAATATGCAACCAACTTCTTGTGGTTCGTGTCTACGTGATGTAATGAATAAATTAGAAATATTATTTAACACGTACGAAGATGCCAATTCCTAAACCACGAAAAGACGAAAGCAAAAAAGACTTCGTTCAAAGGTGCATGATTGACGATACAATGACTTTTGAATATGAAGATATAGACCAACGTTTAGCGGTATGTTCAACAACTTATGAAGAAAAATTAAATGAAGTTAGTAAAGATAAGCGAGGTTAAACCCAACCCGAAGAACCCAAGAATAATAAAAGACGGAAAATTTCAAAAGTTACTTAAGTCTATCCAAGAATTTCCTGATATGCTAAATAAACGCCCGTTAGTGGTTTTTACTGACGTAGATAATAAATACGTTGTTTTGGGTGGTAATATGCGTTTAAAAGCTTGTAAAGAGATAGGATTAAAAGAAATACCGATTATAGTAGCAGACGAATGGACGGAAGAACAAAAAGCGGAATTCTTAATTAAAGATAATGTAGGTTTTGGAGAATGGGACTGGGATAGTTTAGCAAATGAATGGGATGCTGAAAAGTTAGACGATTGGGGTTTAGATTTGCCAGTTGATTTAAGCGTTCAAGAAGAACTTGAAGCTGAAGAAGATGATTTTGATGTTCCTGAAGGTGGAATTGAAACGGATATTGTATTAGGGGATTTATTTGAAATAGGTGAACATCGTTTGCTTTGTGGCGATAGTACAGATAGCGACCAAGTGGCAAAGCTAATGAACGGTCAAAAGGCTGATATGGTATTTACCGACCCACCGTATAATGCAAACTATAAGTCAAGAGGCGAAAATGAATTATTAAGAAAAGGTATAAAAAATGATAATATGTCATCTGATGATTTTGAAGATTTTATACAAGGATTTGTTTCTACTTGCATATTAAATATAAAAGAAGGTGCTTCTGTTTATTTTTGTTGTAATTGGAAAGATTCATATCCAAGATTTTATTTTAATTTAGAAAAGGCTGGAATAAATATAAGTGCAAATATTGTATGGAATAAAGGTAGTGGCGGAATGGGATGGCAAGATTATAGATATCAATATGAATTTATTATTTATGGTTTTTTAAAAGGTAAAGCTCATAAATGGTTTGGAGGTAGAACAGAAACAGATGTATGGGATATAAAAAGAGATAATAGAACAGATTACAATCATCCAACGCAAAAACCAATAGAAATTTCATCAAGAGCACTAAAAAATTCATCTGAAAAAAATGATTTAATAATGGAATTATTTACGGGTTCAGGTTCAACAATGGTAGCATCACACCAACTTAAACGCAAATGCTACGGAATGGAACTTGACCCGAAGTATTGCCAAGTTATAATTGACCGTATGAAAAAACTTGACCCGAGTTTAGTTATTAAGAAGAACGGAGTTGAAATTAAATAACACCGAAATAACAGCGAAATGGCAAACGAACAAAATTTAAAACCAGCTTGGGAAAAAGGCGAAAGCGGAAACCCTAACGGAAGACCTAAAGGAGCAAAGAATAGAAGCACAATAGCAAAGTACTGGCTGGAGGTAAATCAAAAGCTTAAAAACCCTTTAACGGGTGCTGAAGAAACAATGAGTCAAGAAGATTTAATGACGTTAGCTTTAATTAAAAAAGCACGTGAAGGCGATGTAGCAGCATATAAGGCTTTAATGGATAGCGGTTACGGTGCGCCATTACAACAAATTGAACAAACGATTTTAGAACAACCAATTTTCCCTGATGTTTCTGCGGACGACTTCGACGAATAAAATACTCAAACTTAAAAAGCGAGTTCGTATTATTCAGGGCGGAACGTCGGCTGCCAAGACTTACGGTATATTATCCGTTTTAATTGCACGTGCTTCTGCAATACACGGGCTTGAAGTTAGCGTAGTTGCTGAAAGTATTCCGCATTTACGTAGGGGTGCTTTAAAAGACTTTATTAAGCTAATGAAGTGGATGAATAAATGGCACGAAAACCAATTTAACAAATCGTTATTAACCTATCAATTTTTAAACGGTAGTAGCTTTGAATTTTTTAGTGCGGACGATTCAAGCAAATTACGAGGAGCAAGGCGTGATGTTCTATATATAAACGAATGTAACAACGTAACCTTTGAGAGTTACAACGAACTTGCGATACGTACAAAGAAAGCTATATATTTAGACTTCAACCCCGCTAATGAATTTTGGGTACACACTGAACTAAAAGACGAACAAGACAGCGACTTCTTAATTCTCACGTATAAAGACAACGAAGCCTTAGACAATAGTATTGTACAACAAATAGAAAAGAATCGTTTAAAAGCGGAAACAAGCGCATATTGGAGTAACTGGTGGAGAGTTTACGGACTTGGCGAAATAGGAATGCTTGAAGGCGTTATATTTAGCAACTGGAAAACTATTGATATACTACCTAAAGAAGCGAATTTAATCGGAATAGGATTAGACTTTGGATATACAAATGATCCAACTGCAATAATAGAAATATACAATTACAACGGTCAACGAATAATAAACGAATTGAAGTATCAAACGGGAATGTTAAATAGTGATATTGCAAACGCACTACCGAAACACGTACCCGTCTACGCTGATTCAAGCGAACCGAAAAGCATTGAAGAAATAAAACGCTACGGAATAACAATTAAAGGCGTTACAAAGGGTAAGGATTCAATAAACTACGGAATAGATGTTATGCAACGTAATGAGTATTTAGTTACTTCAAATAGCACAAACTTAATTAAAGAACTTCGGGCCTATTGCTGGGACACGGATAAACAAGGCACACGCCTAAACAAACCGATTGACACAAATAACCACGCTATTGATGCGCTACGATACCACGAAATGGAAACGTTAGGTATGAATTCTAACTACGGTAAATATCATATTTGGTAAATATATAATATTTCGCACCCGTTCAAGTATGCAAATAGTGTGAATTATATTTACAAACTACAAAAACACGAATTAAAAGTTAATATATAGAATGAAAACAGAAATTGTAATACCTACTTCATTAAGTGAAATACCTTTGAAAAGCTACCAAGAGTTCATGAAGGTAGTCGAAAAGTCAAATGACGATGAGTTTATAGGTCAAAAGACTATAGAAATATTTTGCGGTCTGAAAATGAAAGACGTTGTAAAGGTCAAATGGAGCGACGTTAAAAGCTTGACCCTACATTTAAACGAAATATTCAAAGCGAAGCCTAAATTTCAAGCTACGTTTAAAATAAAGGATATGGAGTTCGGTTTTATTCCTAATTTGGAAGATATGAGTTTCGGTGAGTACATTGATTTGGAAAGTAATATATCAAGCGTAGAAACTTTTCACAAAGCAATGGCGGTAATGTATAGACCTATCACAAAAAAAGTAAAAGACCGTTACGAAATATTTGAGTACAAAGGAACGGACGAATTTAGTGATGTTATGAAGTACGCTTCATTGGATGTTGTTTTAGGTGCAACGGTTTTTTTTTCGACTTTAGGAAGCGACTTAGTTCAACATACGCTTACCTCTTTGGAGAAGGAGATACAGAGGAATCCGAAGATAATGACTTTAGCGAAAGAACGCAATTTAATAAAAGATGGGGATGGTACAATTCAATCTATGCGCTTTCTCAGGGAGACGTTACAAAGTTTGATGAAGTTACCAAGCTGGGAGTTAGAAAGTGTCTTACCTACCTCACTTACGAAAGACAGAAACGAGAAATAGAAGATAGAGAATTAAAAAAAATACAGCGACATGGCTAATTATTACACGGTATTAGATACGTTAAAAACCAACTTAGAAAACGATCCATTTGTAAACACGGTTACTCAAGGTGATATTTTTGCGGTCGATTTGGCAAAGCAAACAATATTTCCTTTAGTTCATATTATAGTAAATAACGCAACTTTTGAAAGTAATA